GTGCTTGCTGGCGGTATTCGTCGCGCTGCTTTGATTTCACTATTCTCTGCTGACGACGACGAAATGATTGCTTGTAAGACCGGAAACTGGTGGGAAACAAACCCACAACGCGGTCGTGCCAACAATTCTGCCGTTCTTCTTCGCCACAAGGTTGATAAAGAATACTTTATGGACCTTTGGACTCGCATTCGTGAAAGTGGTTCAGGAGAACCTGGAATTTACCTAAACAACGATAAAGACTGGGGAACAAACCCTTGTTGCGAAATTGCCCTTCGTCCTTACCAGTTCTGCAATCTTACAGAAGTAAATGTAAGCGATGTAGAAACACAAGAAGACTATGAAGCAAGAGTCCGCGCAGCAGCGTTTATTGGCACTTTACAAGCATCCTACACAGACTTCCACTATCTTCGTCCAGTTTGGCAAAGAACAACCGAGAAGGACGCTCTAATCGGTGTTGGAATGACTGGTATTGCTTCTGGAAAAGTTCTTGATCTTGACATGGTAAGAGCAGGACAAGTTGTAAAAGAAGAGAATGCCCGCGTTGCTGGCCTTTTAGGCATCAATCCAGCAGCAAGAACAACTTGCGTCAAACCTTCCGGCACAACTTCGCTTGTTTTGGGAACTTCTTCGGGCATTCACGCTTGGCACAACGACACTTACATTCGTCGTATCCGCGTCGGCAAGAATGAAGCAATCTACAACTACCTTGCTGAAAATCACCCGGAACTAATCGAGGATGAATACTTCCGCCCACACGACACCGCTGTTATTTCGGTTCCACAGAGATCACCAGAAGGTTCAATTCTTCGCTCCGAATCTGCCCTCGACCTTTTGGAGAGAGTAAAGAAAGTAAGTCAAACTTGGATTAAGTCAGGACACCGCAAAGGACAAAACACCCACAATGTCTCTGCTACTGTCTCAATCAAGAGCGACGAATGGGATACAGTTGGAGAGTGGATGTGGCAAAACAGAGCATTCTACAATGGTCTTTCAGTTCTTCCAGCATTCGAACACACCTACAAACAAGCACCTTACGAAGATTGTGATGATGAAACCTACAACAAACTATTTGAGGCACTAAAATCAATCGACCTCAACTATGTTCACGAAGTAGATGATAACACCAATCTCACAGACTCCGTAGCGTGCGGAGGCGGAGCCTGCGAAATCAAGTGATAATCTCTACATTTCGCAATCTTTTCCTATCTCGCAGACTATTTAGTCTAGCGTAGGAGAAGGTTGCGAAATGACTTCAAGATTGATTGACCTGACTGGTAAAAAATTTCATAAACTATTAGTTCTGGAAAGATCCAGCAGTAATAGACAAGGTGGTTCTAGTTGGCTTTGTTTATGTGAGTGTGGTAAAGAGAAAGTTTTTTCAAGTGATCATTTGACCAGAAAATCGTATCCGGTAAAAAGCTGTGGTTGCGAAGCTATAAAGAGAGGGCCTAAACATTCTCAATGGACAGGCTATGAAGAAATAAGTGGAAACTGGTTTTACCAGCACATTTTACGAGAGAGAAAGCAAGAAAGTAGAACGAGAGTTCCTGTTGAAATAACTGTAAAAGAGATTTGGGATTTGTTCATAAAGCAAGATAGAAAATGTGCTTTATCCGGGCTTCCACTCACAATAAGTAATAGTTCGCGCTATAATGACGCTTCGGTTGATAGAATTGATAGTTCCAAGGGATACACAATAGACAACGTTCAGTGGGTTCATAAGCACATAAACTTTATGAAGAGAACTTATTCACAAGAGTATTTTATTGAGATGTGTAAGAAAGTAGCAGAAAACGGCGGAGCCTGCGAAATCAAGTGATAATGCGTCCTTCCTGTCTATTTTGGGCAGGAAGGACTATTTATTTGTGTTAAGAAGGACATAAAATGAAGCTTACCAAATCACAACTAAAGAAGATCATCCTAGAAGAAGTGGCAGTAGTTCTCTCTAAACAACCAGAAGCTTCTTCACTATTCAGGGATCTAATGGGCCAATACATTGGCTCTATTCGTGGTAATCAACTTTGGTTCCACGGCGCGCACAATGTGGCAAAGGGTGTTGGCTTTTCTGGCGATCATCCAAATCTATTTGGCGAGATTTACGGTGCTTTAGAAGGACAGTATGACGAAGCCGTTGAGAAGGCTATTGGCAACAGCGGCGATGAAATGATGGGTTGCCCTTCTTGCAATACTAAGAAGGCTATGGAAGTAATCCAATCATACGAAAGCCCTGCTAATGCGAATGCAGAAGTTATTGTACAAACTGGCCTACAAATGCTCAAAGACCATCACCAACTAATGACCGATGTTTTTGATCAACTAGAAGAAGCTGGTGAACTTCCTCTTGGCGTGAACGACATGCTCGCCGCTCATGCTAACGATATTGAGACTTTCATCTATCTCATTCAGCAAAGAGCCAAAGTCTAAGATTTTTTATCGAAGATAGTTGACGAGCTTGTCCCCAACGGTTATAATGTAAATGTTGGAGGGCGAAATGAAGCTCAACTATCTTCTTGATAATGATAAACAAATGGAAGATTGCCCTGCATCTGCAACGGGCAAGCAAAAGCATACTTGGGTGGCAACGAGCCACATCCAAGCGATGCGTGGTAATAATGTATGCGTTCGATTTATCTGTAAGCGTTGTAAGCGTTTGCATGATGAGTTCATGCCTACGGACAAATACCGATTACACGAAAGAGCAATCGAATCAAACAAGTTTATGGAGTATTGATGCCTACGATTGAGCCGCATAATAAGAGAATCTTTGTGACTGTCGAGAATGCACTTCCCGGCTTGGAAGAGCAGACTCCCTTGATTCTCCTGCCTGAAGATTTTAGAAGCTCTAAGGAAGTTCTTAGAGAACATACAACAGCGCAAGTGCAAAGTCTTGCAGTTGATTGCACTACATCTATCGAAGTTGGAGCAAAGGTTGTATTCCCAACCCATCTAATGGAGACTGTCGAGATTCGTGGTGATCAATACCACTTTATTCCTGAGAATCAAGTTATTGCTTCATGGGTGGAATAATGGCTGACATTGTAGATCATCCTTCGCATTATGGCGGCGCAGATAGCTTGTATGAAGCAATAAAGGTCATAGAAGCTTGGAAGCTTGGATTCCATCTTGGAAATGTTGTCAAATACATCTCAAGAGCTGGCAAGAAGCACGACAGAGTGTTAGAAGATCTAAAGAAAGCACACTGGTATCTTACACGATACATCGAACATCTAGAGGAACAAAAAGATGAGAGAAGAACTACAACAGCAACTTTTTGAGAAGTATCCTGATTTATTTGCTCGTCGCTCACTTCCGATGACTCAGACTTGCATGTGTTGGGGTATCGAGACAGGCGACGGCTGGTACGATCTACTTGATACACTATGTGAATACATTAGTATGGAGATCAAATACAATAAAGCACCTCCTGTACAGTTCGAACAAGTGAAAGAAAAGTTCGGAGGCCTTCGCGTGTATACTACTGGTGCGAATAAAGAAATACTAGGTGCTATCTCACTGGCATCTATGATGAGTTATAAAACGTGCGAAGATTGTGGTGTACCAGCCACAGTTCGGACAACAGATTGGATTCGAAATCTTTGTGCCTCATGCCACGAAAAAGATTTAGAAAGAATGAAACGACCATCAAGATACGCAGGGAGCGATGATGAAGTATGAAGTTGATCTAGATTTAGTAGAAGCATTAGGAAGGGAAATAGTTCCTTTTGAGTCTTTCACATGGAAGCCGGGAATGCTATACGTTAGCCCTTCTTATGGTCCGGGAACAACCGGATACGTTCACAGGATTTCTGATGAAGACACAGCTAGACGGCTAGAAGGTCGAACAGATCTTTACCCGGTTTTGACAGATCCCGCTACGCTTGGAATACTAGAACATGATACATTAGCAGAATCGGGGATGTTCATTCATCCACTTTTCGGATTTGTAGATGATGCAGTTGAATGGCCGGAAGCCTTTGAGCTTATCGTTCCATTTCGGTACAAGAAAATCAACACTTATCCGGTAAAAGAAAACAGAATAGAAGCTATTGTAGAAGGACTAAGGATTATCAATGAATACGGTGTATGATAAAAGTATTGAGCTATACGATGACGGTATCGGAAAAGTAGAATA